ATAGGAAACGCACCGAACCAAGTACCTACTAATGCTGACTTAGGTTCAATGGCATTTGAGGATAGAACTAATTATATAACTAAAGGTGCTTCTGTTCATCAACCATACAGAAACATCATCATTAATGGTGATATGAGTATTGCTCAAAGAGGAACTTCGGCTACTGGATTAGGTAATGGAGATAGTGGTTATCATACTATAGATAGATGGAAATTTGCAGAAAGTGGTTCTCCAACAGCAGAATTTACACAATCACAATCAACTGACGTTCCAACAGGTCAAGGTTTTGCAACATCATTAAAAATGGATTGCACTACTGCTCAAACATCTTTAGGAGCAGATGACCAAATATATCTTGAACAAAGAATAGAAGGTCAAAATTTACAATATTTAAAAAAAGGTACTTCATCTGCTGAAAGTTTAACAATATCATTTTGGGTTAAATCAAATAAAACAGGTAATTTTTCTCTTTCAATATATGATAATGATAATGTTAGAGTTATAGGTAATACATACACTATTAATAATGCATCTACTTGGGAAAAGAAAACTATAACTTTTGCTGGAGATACAACTGGTACTTTAGATAATGATAATAACCATTCATTTAGAATTTGGTTTAACTTACTTGCTGGTACTAGCAGAAACTCTAGTAATAATACAAGTTGGGATGCTTTTACTAATGCAAAACAATCTTATGGATTAGATGTAAATTTAGCAGACAACACATCAAACGAATGGTATGTTACAGGAGTACAATTAGAAGCTGGAACAACTGCATCTGATTTTGAGTTCTTGCCTTATGATGTGAATTTACAGAGGTGTATGAGATATTTTCAAAAATTTGTAACTATGAGTACGTTAGGTGTAAGAAGTTCAACAGAAGTTGAAGGTACTTTTAATTTTTTAATTCCTATGAGAGCTTCTCCTTCAGCATCTCAATCTGGAGCTAAAGGTTTTTATGATTTGTATGGTAATAATCCATCTCAATCATCAGCTTCAATAGGTTTTGCTGTTGGTATTGTTGATAATACTGGTTGTTTTTTACAATTTAATAATATGAGTGGTTTAACTCAAGGCAGAGTTATGAACCCAGTTAGTGGAACATCACAATTTAGTTCGGAGTTATAATGATTAATACAGTAGAAAAATTTTATGCTAATGGAAATTGGACTTGTTACAAAATGACTTTATCTGATGGTAAAGTTTGGACAGTACCACTAGACGAAGCAAACACAGATTACCAAGCAATACAAGAGTGGATAGCTGAAGGTGGTGTGGTAATAGATAATCCACCAAGTGAATAAAAATTAAACTAATTTTTTAATCCATTTACCTTCATTATTTAAAACCATTGGAAGTAATCTTGGAATACCATCAAGGATAACTCCACATCCAATTATAAATCTAGTCTTAAAATTTTTGGCGTACTGAAAAGCAAGTGACTTCTGATCTATAAGGCATCCTACATTCATACCGAAGAATATATTATCTGGATTGGCCCAATAGCTTATAATAAATTTTGTATGATAATGGCCTTGTACAGCAGACATACCCATAGTCTGTGATACTTTTAATATATCAGCAGATCTACCGTGTGTGAAAAAACATCTTTGCCCATTAGACATTGTAATAGTTAGATCATCAATCCATTCCCATTTCTTTGTACCAAGAAAATCACCGTAGTCTTTAAGAAACTCTTTAGACATTCCATACTTTAATGCACGTCTATATACTAAACTACTATGATTGCTTTCTACTTCAATCATTTTAGGGAATATACTTTCTAATTCTTGAACGTATTTTCTAGCTACTCTTAATTCATGACCAGCAGAGTATAAGTCTGGATCGTGAGAATGCATAGATATAGCGTGGAAATCAAGTAGATCGCCGATATTAACCACCAAGTCTGGCTTATATTCTTTCTTAATCTCACGTAGAAATTCAAAAGCGTCTTTATGATGGTACGGTATATGTAAGTCACTAATAACTAATATTCTTTTGTGGGTCATATATTACAGCAGGTGAGCCGTCTATGTACTCCTCTAGGTTTTTTATTTTTTCTTTGGGATCTACAAAAGTTACTTTCCCATTTTCAATATGCACATCCTTGACAATATTATTTTCTTCATCAACAATTATATCTTCAAGTATAAGCACATACAATTTATACAGGAATTTTTAGTCTTTGCAAGACCTCATTACTTCTGCAAGTTTCTTTGCTCGGAGTGGAGTTTGATTAGCCCAACGACTATCCATCATTTGAAATGATGCTTCACCATAATCTTTTTTCTTTAATGCTTCCCACATCTTTTTAAACTTGGATACACCACCAATACCTAGTTGGAACACCATCTCAATTATGACACATTTAGCTTGGTCATGTATATCAGTTATATTATTGTCATGTAGTATCAATATATCTGCATTGTTTTTAGCTGTTTGAAAGTCTGCCTCAAACTGTGCATCTAGTTCTTCTCTTGGATATTTAATGTCTGGTTTGTAATGATCTTCTGGAGTAACTAAATGGCCATATCCGATTGTGGCAAAACCAAGACTATCTTTATATACAGTATCTCTAAAACCTTCGTGTTCTTTTATACGTTTTTTAAGTTCTTCGTACATTATGCTTTGTTCTTATTAGCAAATGCTCTAGCTTCTTCTTTGTTGTTAAAACCCCATTTTTTAAGCGCTAGTTTTAATCTGGTAGGTTTACCCTTATTATCAGTTAAAGGGCCATCCATGCCCCCGAAACGAGCCGCAAACGATATTCTACGGCCATTCTTACCAGACGATAAAGGTGGTTTTAAATTAGATCCTTCAGTACGATTAAAGTAATCTCTACCTTTTTGGTTAAGACCACCGCTAGGGTTCTTGTGTTCTTTACTGTAACCCATTATGCCATACCAAATTTAGGAAACCCTGCTTTTGCTTTAGCGTATTGTTTAGGGTCAACTGTAGATTTAGATTTAGGGTTAGATGTACCTTTTTTTTTTGCTCTATTCATGTAATAATATAAACCTTTTTTAGCTACCTTACCCGACTTTGTTTTATGATAACCATCTTTCATATTATTTCCTTTTGATTAGATCTGTTGCTTTAAGACCATACACACTCGCTATGACACCCACGAAAATTGTCTGATACCAAAAAGGAAGATCAGAAAAGTATTCAAAAAATAATTTCATCTTTTCCATGTGTGCAGGATCATCAGACCATACTGCAAATCCCAACATTACTATGGGCAAACACAAGATTATTAAAATTAGTTCGTCTTTCCAATCAGATTTTTGATTTTCAAGAACAGTACCTTTATACTCAATTTCACCTTTAGCCATACGAATTGCAGTTTGTAGTTTTGCATCCGAGATAGCTTCTTTCGTTCTTTGATTGTTAGCATATACTTTTGCCCCCGTTTTGATTGCCATTCCAAGTAAATTTATCCATGCCATATTATCCCCAGAATTTTAAATTCTTTATTATTGTAAATATTATACCAACTAATGCACCAACAACAAACACAGCTTTGATACCACCTGTACCCATAGCCATTTGTTTTTTTAACACTTCAATATCTTTGGAATTTTTATTTACGATTTCTTTAATTTCATCTAGCTTATACGCTATCATATTATGAGAGATTGTTGCGGTTCTTTTATGCACTTTTCTTCTAGGCATCATTAACCTCTTTACAATAGAAACTTATAACAGTTCTAAACTTGTCTAGATCTTCTGTTTTTAATTCATTCATAATATTATAACTCTTTCTATAGCCTGTTATAGCACATTCTTTGTATGATTTGTAGTGTAAATTATCAGTTATTGGGCCTGTACAGACGCCTATTGAGGCTTGGCATATCTGCATTATTAATAAAAACTTACCCATTATTCTTGTTCTTGTAGTATTTTATATGTACTTGTTTCCTCCACGCCCAGTTCCCTATTATTGAAGCACGGTAGCCAATCATCTGATAAACCTTTACCAAGATCCGATCTAATAGACTGTTCTTCATCATGTTGGTCATTATAGTCAGCCTCCTGTAGTGTTCCTGCGTTTATCATTATTTTGCTTTCACTATCTTTTTAATAGATTTACTACCATCTACGTTTGTATCTAATTCTGCCTCTACTTGACCGCACATAAACTGTTTGTTATTCATTTCCATATTTCTTTCAGCTTCACGTTTCATTTTAAGACAAGTAGACAAGTTGTCTTGTATTCTGTGTTCAATAAGTTCACCATTTATAAATAAACAAAGAGCAAAAACTAACTGATACATCAATGACCTCCATTGCCATTACTAAACTTAATATCTCTAGTTTGATCTTTAAGTTTCTCTACGTCTTTTTTAAGTTTATCTATTTCTTTTTCAAATTGTT